ATTTAAGTAGAGGACATTGTTGTGGAAACAAATGTCTGAATTGTCCCTATGAACCAAAACATGAAAAAGGGGTGACTAATATAAAAAAAACTAATACATAATATTTATTGTTATGGCTAATGGTAAAACATACGGTATTGCGTTCCCTTTTAATATTTCTACAGATGGTAAGTATTTAAAACTTACTGAAACAGCAAATGATGAAATAAGAACTGACTTAATACATTTGTTATTAACAAGAAGAGGTTCGAGATATTTTTTACCTGATTTTGGTACAAGATTATATGAATATATATTTGAACCTATGGATAGCCCAACATTTAATAATATTGAGGCGGATATTAGAGAGGCATGTGAAAGATATATGCCACAACTAAAAATAACTAACATATCAATAAAAGCGGCATCTGACGAAGAGGAAGTGAATGTTGTTACAACCACAGGAAATATAATAAATAAACAACAATATGCAATGCCGGGTAAATCAATTGCTGAATATACTGCAAAGGTGAGAATTGATTATGCAATAACAGATGATGTCTTTGGTTCTAAAGATTTCGTAATACTTAATATTTAATATTATATGGCAGAAAAAAGAATATCGTATACGGTAAGAGATTTCCAAGCGTTAAGAACGGAACTTATAAATTTTACAAAAATTTATTATCCTGATTTAATTGACAATTTTAATGATGCGTCAATTTTTTCAGTTTTATTAGATTTAAATGCTGCTATATCAGATAATTTACATTATCACATAGATAGAAGTATACAGGAAACTGTATTACAATATGCTCAACAAAAGTCATCTATTTTTAATATTGCTAGAACTTATGGATTAAAACTCCCTGGACAAAGACCCTCAGTTGCGTTAGTTGATTTTTCTATCACAGTTCCAGCTAATGGTGATAAGGATGATGAAAGATATGAGGGTGTTTTAAGAAGAGGTAGTCAAGTAGTTGGTGCGGGACAAATTTTTGAAACAATGTATGACATTGATTTTAATTCTCCGTATAACGCTCAAGGGGAACCTAATAGATTAAAAAAACCTAATTTTAACGGTAATAATATTTTAATTAATTATACAATTACAAAAAGAGAATTGGTTGTTAATGGTATTACAAGGGTGTTTAAGCAATCAATAACTCCGAATGATGTTAGACCATTTTTTGAATTATTTTTACCTGAAAAAAATGTTTTGGGAATAACTGCGGTAATACAAAAAGATGGTACTACATATGCTAATGTACCTACCGCTCAAGAATTTTTAACCGACAATGGTAAATGGTATGAAGTTAGTGCTTTGGCGGAAGATAGAGTTTTTATCGAAGACCCTACTAAACCGTCAGATAGACCTGGATTAAAGGTTGGTAAATATATAACAACTAACAATAGATTTATTACCGAATATACACCAGAAGGGTATTTAAAGATGACCTTTGGTGGTGGTAACGTTTCTGCGGATGAACAATTAAGAGAGTTTGCTAGAAATGGTATTAACGTACAACCAATGCAATCTTATTTAAATAATTTTTCTTTGGGTAGTGCTTTGAAACCTAATAGTACTATATTCGTACAATATAGGGTTGGCGGTGGATTAGGAACTAATTTGGGAGTTAATGTTATTAATCAAATAGGTAATGTTTCGTTTTTTGTTAATGGTCCTTCTGAAGATACAAATACATCTGTTGTTAATTCATTAAGATGTAATAACGTTACTGCGGCGATTGGAGGAGCAGGATTACCAACGATTGAGGAAATAAGAAACTTTGTTAGCTTTAATTTTGCGGCTCAGAAGAGAGCGGTTACTGTTAATGACTATGAGTCGTTAATTAGACAAATGCCGTCTCAATTTGGAGCGCCAGCTAAAGTTGCTATTATTGAGGACGATAATAAAGTTAGGATTAAGATACTATCTTATGATACTTCAGGTACGTTAAGTCAAATAGTGTCAAATACTTTAATTAATAATATTGCAGAATACTTATCAAACTTTAGAATGTTAAATGATTATATAGCGGTTGAGACTGCTGAAGTTATTGATTTAAGTATGGATGTTGCAGTTGTGTTAGATTCCACACAAAATCAAGGAACTGTAATTACTTCTATTATAAATAAAATAACAAATTATTTTAATCCTCTAACAAGACAATTAGGTCAAAACGTAAATATTTCAGAAATTAATAGAATTTTACAATCAGAAAACGGAGTTATATCTGTAACAGGAATACAGATATTTAACGAAGTTGGTGGGCAATACTCTTCATCCGAAACATCTATGGAGTATATTGATGCGGCGACTAAAGAAATCGGTCCTATTGATGGTACTATATTTGCATTACCAAATCAAGTATATCAAATTAGATATCCAAACAAAGATATTAGAGTTAGTGTTAAAAATTTCCAAACAGTCTCTATTAGTTAATAATTTATTTATTAGATAAACAACTTATGTTTAATATGTGTGTATTTTGTTTATGAAAAATATACCATCAACTATTTATCTAATAAAAGGAATTAATGGGTCAATCATATAGAATTAGGACAACTCCGGGCGATGACAAAAATATTGTTATACAAGTAGACCAAGATTTTGAACAATTAGAGATACTATCATTAAAGATTAGACAAGAGGATGTTTATGATAGAATGTGCTCTGATTATGGGGTAATTGCTGGTAGAGTTTATGCTAACAACGGATATGGAATACCTAATGCAAAAGTCACAGTTTTCATACCTGTTACCAATGAAGATTTATTAAATCCTACAATATCTGCAATCTATCCATTTAAAAATTTAGAACAAACAAACGAAGATGGGTATAGATTTAATATTTTACCATATGAACCTTCATATGATGGGCATATAGCCACAGGAACATTCCCGACTAGGTTGGATGTATTAAACAATCAAACGGTTTCTTATCTTTATAACAAATATTATAGATATACTGTAACTACTAATGATAGCGGTGATTATATGATATTTGGTGTTCCAGTTGGAACCCAAACTATTGTAATGAATGTTGACCTTTCAGATATTGGTCAATTCTCAATGACACCTCAAGACTTAATAAGATTGGGATTGGCGAGTCAGGGAGATTTTGACGGAGTTAATTTTAAAAAATCGCCTAATTTTAATATCTTACCTCAAATTGTTGTTATCAATAAAACAATAGAGATTATTCCTTTTTGGGGTCAACCTGAAACTTGCCAAATTGGAATAACAAGAAGTGATTTTGATTTGACTAATAATGGTAATGTAGAAATAAAACCTACGGCAATTTTTATGGGTTCATTAATGAGTTCCCATGAAAGAAGTAGTATTAAATCAAATGGGGTACCACAAAAATCAACAGGTGATTTATGTAAAATGATTGCAGGTCCTGGTGAAATTATAGGAATAACTCAAACAATTGATTTAGACTATGATGGACTACCAATATTAGTAAGAGCTGATTTACCTGAAAGTGGTAAATTAATAGACGCTGACGGAGCGTGGATGTTCGACCTACCGATGAATTTAGATTATGTCTATACAAATGAGTTTGGTCAACAAGTTTTATCTAAAGACCCTAAGGTTGGTGTGCCAACTAGAGGTAAGTATAGATTTAAAATAAAATGGCAACAAAGTAAAAATTTAAACGAGGATTTTAAAAGGGGTTATTTCTTAGTTCCAAATATTAGAGAAAAAGGGTGGGATGATAATAATCCTGACCGTGACCCATTATCAGGGTTATTAGGTACTTTGGCATATGATAAAGCACAAAAATCTTATGCGTTTAGTTTAAATTGGTCGGCATATACAACAAGTCCTGTTAGTGTTTCGAATACAGATATATTAGAGGCGATAAATTGTGAAGACACTTTTTATGATTTTGATTATAATAAAGTATATACTGTGTCAGAATTTATTGATAATGAAAAGTCACATAGAAATAGAGAAAGATTTTTAAGTATTAAAAGAATTGATGAAGACACCTGTCAAGATACGACAAATAGGTATCCTGTTAATGATGCGGTTTTTCATACAAGTATTCAGTTTATAATTTTTAATATAATACTTACGTTATTATCACCTATTTTATATATAATTGTAACTGTTTACAGTATTTTAGCATTTGTTTGGTATGTAATTGTAAATATTATTTTTGTAGTGCTTTGTGTTATATGTGGTATAATATATGTATTAACTTTTGGTTCTGTTAATTGTACTGGTAAAACTTGTGGAAATATTGGAGATGATTCTATATCATTTCCACCACTAAGGCTACCTATGATTACCTATCCAGATTGTGATATGTGCGATTGTAAAGTAGGAAATAATGAGGATGCGGGTCAAATAGTACAAAACACTCCAGTCTCAAATCAAAATAGCCTTCCAAGTTATGGGTTTTTTGCTGGGTTAAGTAATACCGAAACGTATAGACAAATAGTCACTAATAATTTTACAACGCTTTTTCCATCATTTAATAGTTTGACAGATTTAGACCCTGTTTTAAAAGTGTTAAGTGGAGAAGGTATTGTGGTTTCAAATGGTGTAACTTACTCGACAAATCAATTACCTTTTTCTGAAAGAATTAATTCTTTTAATGTTAAGGCAAAATATTATAATGATAATGGTGGAATAAATCAGATATCGGTTAGATACGCACCATCAATCGCAACCAACTCAACAAGTCATTATGACAATACATTAACTTTCATTATACCTGTAAATTTACTTGGTAATTTCTCATCAAGTACTATGTTTACAATGGTTGACCCAACAACATCATTAGACCCAAACATTACGGGAAATACAACAAATCAATATGGTACTAATAATACGACAGGAACTACGGTATATCCATCTCAAATAACTATATCGTATTCTAACCCATCCAATAGGATTGGTAATCTACAAAAAATATATACATTACCTGCGAATTTTACGGATACATTAGTTTATTCTAATGCTTCTGATGTGGAGTACTATCAAGTTATTACAGGTATTACAATTAATGATTTTATAAATATTTCAAATACAACACCTATTAATGGTTCTTTTGGTGATATATTAAAAGGGTCAATGACAATTACCAAAAATGGTGGTACACCACAAACGGTTAATTTTAAAGATGTTATTGATGGCGGTCAATATGCCGTTTTAGTTGTACAAAGAGGTGTTGACCCATATTCTCCTTTGTATAATACTGAGATTGGATTAGGTAAGTTATTTGGATATACAAATCATAGTCATAATTTAGTTACGACTGATTTAAGATTAAACATACCAATTAAAAATATTAATTTATCATTGGGAGGTGCTAACGGAAATGAAATGTTGTTTATGAATAATTTAGCAACAAATAATAGTACTCCAAATAACGGTCAAAATTTGTTTTTTAATTCGTATATTTTTACACCGTCAACAGATTATTTATCATACAATACTACATTTCATAATTTTTATTCTAGATTGGATAGTTCTATTTTAACAGTTCCTCCACCGGTATTCGTTTCAAATCCGTTAATATCATATGTTAATAATATTGTTTTTGGTAATACTAAAGATGTTACTTCAAAAACAATTAATAGATATTATTCAGGGTCAATTAACGATAGTGATACTAATTATACATCAAACGAGTCTTTAGTTGGTGGTACATATAGAATGGGTACAAATACTACAGATTATATTTTTAGTCCTATATATCCATTGACTAATAGTTTATCTATGTCAGATAGGTCTAAAATTGTTATGAGGTCTGATAGATTACCGTCGACACAAAATATTCAAATTACAAATGATAATGTTAAAATTTTACAAGATAACGCAAATACAACTGTTCATATAATAAATAACGGTACTATAGTTTCTATTTTACCTTACATACCATCACAACAATACAATAATAATTATGACCCATCATACACAGCGGACACTGCCGGATTACCAGCAACCGTATTCGATACGTTTGATTGTACTAAAATGAAGGCGTTACCTTGCTATAGTAATGAGGGACTTGCGTTATCAATAACTAATCCTTGTAAATATAATTATGTAACAAATGGATGTTATGAATTGGTCAAAATACCTCTTTTTGGTCTTATTTCACCAGTACCATGGTCTAATGACCGAATCATATTAACAGAATATTTAGAAAGATTAAAATTCTTCTATCAATTATGCCAAGAGAGTGTTTCAAATGTTTTTAATAATAATTGGATAAATGGTAATTTATACGCCTTTCCTTTTAAAGTTGCGACATATTTTAATTCTAACAATCAAGTAAGTGCAAGAAAGTATGCAAAAAGATTGGTAATCTTACATGAAGAAACAAATAATTTTTATTATAGGTCATCGCCATATACTCAAAGCAGGTTGTTTATTGGTGCACCATCGGTTACTCCAATTAAGTATGGTTCTAATGTTAGAAATTTAAAAAATCCCACAACAATTTTAAATATGGGGCCTAAAAGTAATTTATTGGGTAGAACTACATTAAGTTCTAATTTTGATGGTTATAACATAAATAAAATTTCACAAACAAGTTATAATAATATTGATGATTTGTTAAATTATTACGTATTTGCTAGACTAACAAGTTCTAACTTTTTGTTTGGAATAACAAGTGTTAGACAATTTTTTAACAGACCGGGATTAAAAATTGATGGTGATTTTGCGCAGACAGTGGGAATTAATTCACAGATAGGTATTGTTCCGTTTGATGGAGATTTATATAGTTCTCAAAATCCAAATCCGTCAATAATTGCGGTTGCGCCCAATTCATCTTCACCATTCCCTATTTTAGGGGTGTATTTTTCATCAACAACTAATGATATCCAAATTAGAGATTTAATATCACCTGGTAGAATTTTAAGACCTAATTCAACCTATACTTTCCCTTGTGATTATTTAACTATTAAATCCCAAGTTGTACCTCATTATAAGTGGAATGTCGTACCTAGTGGTGTTACGATGTGGGGTAATTCGTTTAATAATTGGGCTACAAACACAAATGATATTGTACAAAATATAAAATATCAAAAGTTGGATAGAAGAAGTAGTGGGTATCCAATTGCGGGCTCAATCAGTAATGATTATAATATTAGAGGTTATTTATATAATGTTGATGCTAATGGAAATTATAGTGTAGTACCTAATGTTACCCCTAATCCGGCATTAGGTGGTGCTCCTTGGTATTTTTATTTTGGTGTTACAAAAGGAAAAACGGCAATAAACAGATTTTATACCGCATACATCGGAGAAACTAATTTAAATGAGTAATAGAATAGATACTAAAATAGTCTTAGGTTCAAAAAGATATAAGTCGGCAATAAATACCGATTTATCAGTTCAAGTGCCTTTAGTCAATACTCAAAAAGAAATGGATGAGTTTGATAGGAGTGCTTTGGTTAATCTTGCACAAATCTTTGATGACGAAAGACAAAAGTCGAGTATTTTTAGATTAAGTGGTGGAATTGATTTAATATTTTACAATGCTTATAGTGGTGTAACCACAATAAATGGTGTGGATTATAAACCATTTACAAATAATTTATATTATGTAAATTCACAAAATTCTTATTTAACCAACGCTTGGTCTGGATATCCTCAATATTCTGAGTTTGATATGGTTAGAATTGATAACGATGTTTCGGGATATACTAGTTATTCAGGAACGACTCCTCCACATATTAATTTTGTTAATCAAAGTGCATCTACGTATAATTGGATGGAGTATATTAGTTATCCTTATGAGAATGATTATAATAGAGTTTTACAATATTTTAGAACGCCTAATAATTCCTCAACATGGGTTTCGGGGGATGGGCTACCGTTTTATGTTGTTAATCCGTATATATCTAACGGACAAAGTTTAATATCCTTTGTTTGTCCTGTTGAGCATAACTTATCTGAAGGAGAATATGTTGAGTTAAGTATTGCAGGTTGGAACGGATATAATGGAATTAAAACATTTCAAGTATTCTCTTTAGGTAATGAAGGTTATAATTCTGATAAGTATGTGTTTAATCTTTATAATAATGGTTATACGGGTACTACATTTTTTAATTCGGTTGAGGGTACGTTTAAAAGAATTATAGATATTAATAATTCAGCTGAAACTAAATCAATATATTATGTTCGAAAACATAAAATCATTACAAATATTAATGAGACTATTTTAACTAAAGCTGCGTTTAGTTTAATTGGGTTTAGTAATAAAAGACAGTTTGAATATTGTTCTTTAACTCCTGACCAAACATCGAGAGTAACTCAAAAAGAGGGAAATCAAAGTTATTTGATATCTTTTTCTAAAGATATTGACATTTCATTATATAGGGATAACTTAAATAGACCAATAACCGAATTATTCATAACAATAATTAATAGAGGTTATTTTGGATGGATGAATGCACCAATTGTTTCTAATTTAAGTGTTAGAGAAGGATATGAATATAATTTAACTACTTCGGTATCACCATATTGGAGTCTAACAAATTTTAATGTTAACATATCAAATATAGAAAATACTTCATATACAAGAACCCAAGGAACTAATGTTTTTACTTTTTATTATAATAAAGAGTTAGTTAGTGGTGACACACTAAACGGAGATTTTTGTGAGTTTAATAAATTTGAACAGAAAGAAAGGGTTGTTTCTAACATTTATCATAAATTATGGATTAACCCATTTTTATTTAAAACAAATCAAAACCCAACTTTAAATCCTAATGGTTATTATTATAAACCACATCATGGAATTAAATTACGAGAATACTCAGATTATATTGAGGAAGGAATTTTAGATGATATAGATAACGTACCATATTATGCTTACTACTCAAGCTATAGTAATAAATTAATATGGAGAGACTTATATACTTATGGATATAAAGATGATAATGGAAATGGGGTTGATTATCCGTTTTTGAATGGAACTCATTACCCACCAACTAAAATAATTTTTAAATTATTTCCTGAAGGAAATATTAAAGAGAATATATCAGCAATTGCTGACCCAATAACAGATGGCTGCGAATAAATATAAAATATTATTACCAAAAAATTCTGACAAAGAAATCAATATTCCTATTGAGATGACATGGGATTTATTAGATAGAAGTGATAGTCTTGTTGATTTTGAAAAAGAAACAATAAGTGAAGTAATTAATCAGGATAAAGATTTTGAGGTTGCGAGGTTTACTCATTATCATAATCCATATTCTGAAACAACAGATATTAATTATGAGTTTAATTTTGTACCTTCAGGTGCTACAAGTGCCACCACTTTTTGGGCTTCATCATATATTGTACAAGGATTTACGGCGGATGAGATATATTAGTATGCTAACTCATTTAAAAAATCTTTTTTTAAATTGGATTTCTATGATAGTACAAATCAGAATGTCCAACAGAATTATATTACAGTTATATTACCAACACAACAAGGATTAACAACACCTGAATTGGTTAGTAAATCGATACAACAGGTTAAAAAACCAACATTTAAATTGGATTTTTTGGGTGACAAAGAAGGATTTTTTATTTACTGGTTAAAAAATAAAGATTTTATTAATTTGGACACTTTTTATATGACTGCTAAGTTTTTTGATGCAAAGACAGGAATTTTTATTAAAATGATGAATAGGTCTCAGGCGACGTTAACGGGAATAAATAAATTTAATTTCCCACAGGAATTTTATTTATATTATAAGGTTGTTTTAAATTATACTGACTACACTTATAAAGTGTATGATATTAATACTGGTTTTGATGTTTTGGTTGGGGATAGTTTAAATCTCATAAAATGGTATGAATATATTAATCCATAATGGACGAAGATAAATATTATATTAAAATATCACCTGAGAATATCCTTGGAGATTTGTTATCAAAACCATATACGGGATATTCTTATGTTATTACGGGAATAACAGGGAGTTGTTGTTATGTATCCTCAATATCAAGTAGTACTGTATATGTGACAGGGATGACAGGGGTGTATTCGTCAATGACGAGTTTATTAAGTGGAGGTACTAATGGAAGTTCGTTATTTACGGGATTAACAATATCGATTTTGTTTAGAGAAAATGCTGTGGATATTGGGTATTACTCAGTTTTTGATGGTGCTATTTTACAAGCGGATGTTGTTAAAAATTTTTTGTTTTCGGCAACAACCACATTACCATATAGATATTATTTTTACAATACATCTGAGAGAGACTTAAGAAATTTTTTACAGTTATCGAGTTATTCTGTGGATTGGGGTGATGGTACACCAGGACAAAATCTTACAACGTTATCACCAAATTATCTATCACACGATTATGTTACTGCTGGTGAATATAGGATTACATTAACTCAAACTACTCCTTGGGGTGTTAATACAGTTAAAAAAGATGTTGTAGTACCATTTACGGGTACCACAATACCTAACCCAAGAGGGACGGCTTATTTTACATCAAATGTTGGTTCTTGGTCGGCAACTCCAATATCTTATGACTTTATTTTTAGTGGTGATTCTGATAATCGTATATCATCACAAACATCAAATAACTATGTATCAGTACCATTTTTAATAAGTGGATATACAAGTTCAAGATTAAATGAGTTGAGGCAATATGGAGTGGTCCAATTTCCTTTGTATGTTCCTGTAGTTCAAAATGGGCAAGTATATGGTGTTATTACTGCAATAACTCCAACATATACTGGATATACGATTGAGGATATACAATATTTAGACTTCCCTGATAAAACAACAATTTATATAGTTGGTAGTTCTGGTTTAACGTCAAATTGGATGGTCCAATCGGCGATGACTAAAAACGAATATCTAATGAATATTGTGGGTGACGCTGAGATACAATCGGACATTTTTATTGAGAGGGGAAAAAATAGTGCGTTGGAAAGAATAGAACGACTTGGAGAGGTTGACAATATAGGTGACTTAGAGAATTATGGATATGGGTTTTTTAATTTTGTTGACCAAAATAACTTTTAAAAAACATTAATAAACTATTTATTAAATAAAGAAATAAAATGGCGATTGGAACGTATGGAAATATAAGACCTAGTGATGTTTCACCTGAAGATGTTGAGATAATTTTAAATTATACACCATCTAGAGATGTGACAGACAACTTTACATTAAAAAAATTAAATGCGTCAAATATATTAAGACCGTATTATAATAATAGTAGTACAGGTGGAAACGCTAATATTGAGATACTTGGTGGTTTATATAATTTAAAATTACCCGCAAACGAATTTAATGCTCTTGGAATATACACATTATATATTAGACCCGCACAAATAAGAACTGAAATTACTGATTGTGGTGTTTTATCGGCATTACCGAATGTTAAAGGATTAGTTATTAATTTAGATAATGTACCAAGTCAATATAGAAATAAGTTTGTTTCACAAGGTCTTGTTGGTTTTAGAATTGAGTACTTAAATGATGACGGTACAAAAATACCTAACTTTTTCAGAATAATAACATCAAACTTTTTTTGTGAACCTGTTACTCAAAATTTAACAAATACCGCTCAAAAGGCTATTAGATATAGATACGTTGATGGAGTTACAAATTTAATGTTTTGTACTGTAACACCATCATCATCACCAACAAACAAACCTAATGCAACACCGTTTATTGGTCAACCCGCTCAAAATATTATAATCACAAATACATTTTTTAATCCAATTACAATTGATATTGAGATTGTAGACCAAGACATATCAACTTTGGCAATTGCTCTTTATGGTAATCAGACTAAGTCTATTGATGACGGAATTTACACGATTTACGATTCGGCTAATAATATATACAAACAATACAATTTGTATGAAATTAGAGACCAATTTAATAAATTATTATATGAGGTTAGACAAGATAGATTAGATAATATAGATTTTAGTAAAAACTTTACAAATATAACACAATAATGGCGAGAAAGTTTTATAGATATCCACCAAGACCATCAAGCGGTGCTGGTACCTTTTCTGACAACATAGTTGGTTTACAACTTGTTGATGGGGGAGGACTTACCCAAGGTAATTTTGAATTTACCACATCGGTTGTTGAGAAGGTTAATAGGTATTTTGATATAGGGTCTTTCTCGGAACCAATATCTTTAAATACGTTAAATATTAATAGTGTTGCCGAATCTCGAGCAATATCGGCTAAAGAGTTTAGAGTATATCCTAATTTTGATTTAAGTGAAATAACTAAATTTAATTTATACGGTTCTTTAACTAAAAGATTATCAACTTCAGTACAAAAGGTAATTAATTTTTTTCCGGCCGCTTTAGAAATAACAAATTTAGGGTTTGATTATACGACGGGTTATACCGCAATAAATTGTGTATTTGATGATGTGGATAATCTTACTACATTTGAAATTAATGTTAGTAAAATATCAAATCCATTGGCGATTGATTTTTCGGTTAATGCAACCAGAAATATTTCTCTTTTAGATTATGAGGTATCACCATTAAGAAATCTTACAACACAATATTTTAAATATTCTTTATTTATTCGTGATGAGGAATTTCCGGTGTTGAGTTTTGTACCATCAAATAGTTTATATTCAGGAGTTATAGAATTTACTGTAAATGGAAATCCGTTTTCAGGTCGGTCAGTGTCAATAGAAGATTTGGTTATTAGACCAAATAGTTATTATACTGATAAGTCGTTTATAGAACCTTTTGATGAGGTTGAGCAATTTTTATTAAATAGGTTAATAGTTCCTTTATATACGGCAACTTTTCAAGTACCAAAACAATCTGAGGATGGTACACTTTATACTAGTTATCAAAAAGTTACATGGCCAATAGACGGTATATGGAATTTGGATATACGAACAGTCGCTTTTGATAATTATTTAGTAACTTTAAATGATATAGCCGTTTCGTTTGATGAGAATAAAACTAATTTAATTACGAGGTTTTTAACAACGGATGCGTTTAAGGAGTTTGATACCGATGACCAAAGAGTACAAAAAGTACTATCAATATATGGTAGAAGTTTTGATGAGGTTAAGAAATTTATAGATACTTTAGGGTACATGAACTCAGTTAACTATACTGTTAAAAATGACATACCTTCACAATTACTCAAAAACTTAGCCGAAACGTTAGGATGGAAGACAAGTATGTCACCAATACAAAATGATGATTTCTTAGATTCGGTTTTTGGTAATAATAGTAAAAAACAATACGCTGGTTATTCGAGAGCTGAAACTCCTGTGGAATTAAACTACCAATATTATAGGAATTTAATATTAAATTCCGCATATCTTTTTAAATCAAAAGGTACACGTAAATCTATAGAATGTTTATTGAGATTGGTAGGTGCTCCTGAGGCGTTAATAGAGTTTAATGAACATATTTACATTGCGGGACAAAGAATAAACATGGCGGATTTTAATAGGAGATACGCTCAAATATCGGGTGGTACTTATGTTGATGAAATCCCTGTGTATGATAATACAACATTTAGTATTTTTGGTCATCAGTATTCTGGATTTACAACACAAAAAACTGTTATAGATACTAATGTTGCTTTTGAAGATTTCCCTGTGGATTCTATAGGTTATCCAAAAGCACCTCCTGATACACCCAATTACTATTTCCAAAAAGGTGCTGGTTGGTTTGAGTTAGTTAATAGTCACCAAAGTCCTCTTCAAGTAAATTATACTGCTAGTACATTTACAGGCCAAAATTTTGATGTTCAAACAGAATTTGAACAATTTACATATGGTCAAAAATATTTAGATAGGTTTAGAAGATTTCCTTATATGAAAACGGGATTTAGATTAAACAAAACTATTGATAATAAAAAAAGTTGGCCCACAAATGATGTTGGTTTAAGAATTGGAAGTCAGGATTCTGGTTATGAGGCGTATTACAGTGTGTATAATGATAAGTTAGCGTTAAATGTTAAAAACATTGATTTGTTTTTAAATCCGTCTCAGGGTATACTATATGATATATGGTATATGTCAAGAAAGTATAATTATCCAATACCTAATACAGGGTTAACATCACCATATCCACAACCTGGAGGAATAGATTGGACATTTATTAATCCACAACCAGCTAAAAAATCATTTTTTGAGTTTGCCCAAACTTTTTGGTTAAACATGATTAATGTTAGGAATAGATTAACAAGTACAGACGGTAAAACAAGTGGGTATCCAACATTATCTTCGATTTATTGGAAATACCTTTTATCCATGGAATTGGCCGGAATACCAAATGATAATTTTACATATCAAACAATGATTGATTATGTGAATGGTTTGGGTGATTATTGGATTAGACTTGTCGAGCAAATGATTCCGGCAACAACTATATGGAATACGGGTATTAAATACGAGAATTCGATATTTCATAGACAAAAATTTGTTTATCGAATACAAAGAGGATGTCAAATTTTACCAGTTCCTTGTGAACCATGTACATTAATCGGTGACTTGTTTAATTATAGTTGTATTGAGGAATCGGTTGCTTGTCCTATTTATCCTTGGTCAACGTCAACAGCGCAATCTTTCAGTGATATTTTAAATCAAACGGTTACTAATTATATAAACACAAATTCTTTAACATGTAATACTAACACATTAATAACTGATTGGTATATTGATTTAAAAATTGCGGGGCAATTATTGATACAAGAAAAAATATATACAGGTTTTGGATTATTAGATGTTCCGAGTAATAGTTATTGGAAACAATCATTAGAGAATAAATTAACAGGATTAATTAATGATGGGTTTAATTATTTAATTAGTGGAGATACTTTATATATTTCTACTTCAGGGTGTTTACCAAAATATGAAGGTAAAGAATTTCAGTTAAACGTAGGATTAAATTTTAATATAACTTGTAATTAATGGCATTATTAGACTATACAATATTAGTAACGGGGGATTGTCAGAACACAAGTTCTGGTATTTTGGAATTATTTCCAGTGGATGGTGCGGGTCCATATACTGTTGATTGGTATAATCCTAATTTGGGTGTTGATACAACAGTAACTACGAGTTCTGTAAGGACGGGGTTATCGGCGGGAACATACCAAGTTATGATTACTGATACGACAACACCAACGAATCAGGTACTGTACGTTAATTTATATGTATCTTCGGGTGTTTGTCTCAGTACTGAATCTGTTAATACGACATGTAGTTATGACAATGGTTATCTAATAGTTACCGCAACAACAGATTATTCACCTGTTAGTTATTATTTATATAGTCTTAATCACGGATATATAACATCGGCTAGTACCTTAGTTGGGTTTCAAATATTTAACAATTTAAGTGCGGATACGTATTACGTTGAGGCATTTGACGATGGCGGATGTAGTGGAAGTACCGCAACATGTTTAATTCAAGATTCGATAGAGTTTGATTTTGGTATATTTGTAATTAACGATTCTAATTGTAGTGGTATTGACAACGGTAAGTTGTATGTGACGGGACAAACAGTTGGTTCTCCATACACTTATTTGTGGTCTAATGGTGAAACAACATCAACTATAACAGGACTTACGGCAGGTACATATAGTGTTACGGTAACAAATAGTTTAGGTTGTGTTAAAACAAAAACAGCAACAGTTGTTAATGTTGATAGTTTAAACATTGTAACTTATTTATTAACAAATCCAAATTGTTTTTCATCTGATGGTGAAATAACACCGATAATAACAGGAGGAACACCACCATATTATTATCAATTATCTAATGGTGATACTCAAATAACTTATACTACTTCTCCAACATTTACTGGTTTATCTTCAGGTATTTATTCATTAACTGTAACAGATGCTGGTTTATGTGTGGCTAGTGGGGGTACAGCATTATCCACTTTAGATTCATTTACGGTTATTGGGGTAACTATTACACCTTCATTTTGTAATGCGAATAATGGAACTATTAGTGTTTCGGTTCAGGGGGGTAATACACCATATACTTATATTTTAACAAATTCTCTTGGTTATTCGTATATAAGTGCAACAACCTCAACAAGTTTTGTATTTGCTAATTTATTATCTGACACATACCATTTAACAATATCAAATTCTAGTAACTGTCAATATGAAGCGGACATGACAATTATTAATCAAGATAAGTTTACTCTTGACGCTTTATCTGTAAGTACTACTTGTGGGTTAGATAACGGACAAATAACTTTATCTGTTAATACGGGTGGTACTTATACTTATGAAGTTGCTGGTTATTTGCAAACAACGACTTTAACATCGGTAACATATAATAATATCGCAACAGGTGTTTATCTTGCAAGCGTCACAGACCAAACAGGTTGTAAACAAAGTACTTATGTTTTTATTGGTGATAGTAACCCTGTTCAGTTTAGTTTAATTAATAGTGGGTGTGGTACGGGTAGTGATGGTACTATAACAGCCGCGATTACAAATGGAATACAACCACTTACATTAGAATGGTCATCAAATGTTGGTGCTCAATCTGGAATATTTGTTACGGGTCTAACAGCGGGAACCTATAGTTTAAAAGTTACTGATTCTAATGGATGCACTTTAACAAAACAAACTACAATAGATTGTCTTGGTAACTATAAAACATATTCTATTTTTAATATTTGTGATGATAAGTTTGTTGACACTCAATCAACAAAAACTGGAATATCTCAAATGTTTAACCAAGGATATCAAGATTTAATACAGGGAGATATTAACTGTAAACTAACAAGTGCTGATTTTATTTTATTGGTGAACGTTGGAGGAACCGCATATACAAGTAATTTCTACACCTCAACATCTTTGACTGATTATCCGACAGACCAACAATATGTTGACTCATTAAATGCGATATTAGAAACCATACCAGGTATTGGAGCTATAATTATAAGTCTAATAGATAATTCTATAGTTTTAAATACAGATTGTAGTTACTCATTATCCGATATTAACTTAAGTGTTAATTTATTAATAGATTATAATATTTGTTGTATGGATTTCCCACAATGTATTTTATTATATTATGATTTAATAAACGGAACACCAATCCAACCTCAATTACCACCTATATTACCGTCAGTTACACCGATTATTTTTACATCAGGTAGTACAATTAATGGTTATAATTCTTGGGTTGGAAGTGTTAGTGGTAATCCGGTCACGTTATATTATAATACAACTAATTCAAGATGGGAAACAAGTGGATTTACCAATTTTTCATTTATCGAAAGTTTCCAATACTTTAGTCCGATTGGAAATTGGGTTAATATGGGAAATCCTAATTATTATTTAGTAACACAAGAAGGTTCGGGTTTAGATTGTCTTGAGTCAAATTTACAGTTAAGGTTTAATTCAGATGGTTTTAGTTCACAAAACATATATATAGAAGGTACGGGTAATTTTGATATGAGAATAAATTGGGGGGACGGAACAACAAATGATTATATTGGGGATTCAGTATATAATTTTTCACGAGCATATTCACAACCCGGAGTATATACCGCAACAGTAACTTTAAGTAATGTTAGTGTGTTTTATTTAGGGATTAGCAATAGTAATCTTGTATTGATATCGGGGGTTGAGACATTGGTAAATTTAAACTCATTATTTTTAAATGATAATCAATTAACTTCATTTGACCCAACATTACCATTACCAAGTTTATTGGCGTTATTAGATTTAAATAATAATCAATTAACTTCATTTAACCCAACATTACCATTACCAAGTTCATTACAAACTTTAAGTTTATATAATAATCAATTAACTTCATTTGACCCGGTATTACCATTACCAAGCTCATTGACGATTTTAATATTATCATATAATTTTTTAACTTTGTTTAGTCCTACGTTACCATTACCAAATTCATTAAATTATTTGATTATTGATAATAATCAACTAACTTCATTTAATTCGACAGTATTACCAAATTCATTATTTAGATTAAATTTAGGATTTAATCAATTAACGTCATTTGACTCAACTTCATTACCAAGTTCATTAGGGGAATTATATATAAATAATAATTTACTAACAATATTTGACACAACTTCATTACCAAGTTCATTAGGGGAATTATATATAAATAATAATTCACTAACAATATTTGACTCAACTTCATTACCAAGTTCATTAACTAAATTATTTTTAAGTTATAATCAATTAACTTCATTTGACACAACTTCATTACCAAGTTCATTACAAGAATTATATGTTGATGCTAATTTACTAACGTCATTTGACTTAACTTCATTACCAAGTTCATTAAGTAAATTATTTTTAGGTTTTAATCAATTAACTTCATTTGACTCAACTTCATTACCAAGTTCATTAATTGATTTATTTTTACCAGGTAATCAACTAACAATATTTGATACGACTTCATTACCAAGTTCATTAGTTAGATTATTTTTAGAAGGTAATCGATTAACAATATTTGATACGACTTCATTACCAAGTTCATTAATTTGGTTAACTTTATATAGTAATAGATTAACAACATTTAATTCTACGACAACATCACTTAATTCGTTAAATACTTTATGGTTAAGTAGTAATGAACTTGCAACTTCAGATATTACTAATATTTTTATTAATCTATCAAATACTTCTGTTTCTTATGGTTATTTTAATTTAGTGAATCAAACAACAGGAGGATGTTTTGATAATACTGGTGCTGGAAATATTGCGTATGATAGTTTAATTAGCCAAGGTTGGGGTATCAATGTTGACTTCTGTTAACTCCCTTATTTTTTTTTTCTATTTATTTGTTAATTACAAAACTTATTATATTTATAATTAAATAATTTAATTATGGCTCAATGGTGTGCGACTTGTTGTAGAGACATTCTCCCAAATGATTGCGGAGGTAATACAAATCCAAATGCTACGGTTTTTTGTGATAATAATATTGCCATCTATGGCGGAGACCAAGGAGTGTATGTTGACGTTAACGGTATTTGTTGGTGTATTGAATATGAATTAACAGATACGACACAATCTAATACTACTTATCCCGGCCCGCTACCTTGGCCAACTTTTGACGGTGTAAATTTCTTTTTAAATGCTAATGCAAATTGTGCGGTTTGCGTTTCTCAAAACGGAAATATACCTTGTCCTAGTAAAGATATAACTACCCCAACTCCAACCCCAACCAGAACAAGTACTCCAACTCCTACAAATACTTTAACTTTAACTAGAACTGTAACCCCTACTCCGACAAACACTCCTACAAATACAACAACGTTAACTGCTACACAAACACCAACATTAACTAATACCCCAACTAAGACATTAACTTCCACACCTCCAAGTACTGCAACTCAAACAGTTACTACCACACCTACAAATACTCCTACTAATACAACGACGTTAACTGCTACGCCAACAAAAACTTTAACGAGTACTCCGACTCAAACAATCACTTCTACGCCAACTCAAACAGTGACATCAACGTTAACTGTAACTCCGACACAAACTTTAACTAATACTCCGACACAGACTTCTACTAATACTCCGACACCTACAAAAACTGTTACTGCAACACCGACAAATACGCCAACATATCCACCACCAACACCGACAAATACGCCAACAATAACTGTAACTAATACAAATACTAATACACCGTCACAACCCATCCCAACTGAGACTCCGACTCCAACACAAACAGTTACTTCGACTCAAACACCAACATTAACCAATACACCAACATTAACCCAAACTCTAACGAATACACCAACTAACACACAAACTCTAACTAATACTCAAACACAGACTGTTACGTCAACACCAACACAGACGGTAACTAATACTCCTACACAAACTGTAACTAATACTCCAACACAAAGTGTTACGGCAACTAATACTCCAACATTAACTAATACTCCGACACCTACCACTACAGTTACAAGTACACCAACGGCGACCGTAACGTCAACACCAACAACAACTTTTACTAACACTCCGACTCAAAGTGTTACACCAACCCAGAGTGTAACACCAACTCAAACGGTTACTGCGACCTTAACTCAGACATCAACACCTACTTTAACTGCGACCTTAACTCAGACATCAACACCTACTTTAACTGCAACTGCAGGACCTACAAGTACTGCTACGAATACACCTACAGTAACTCCAACATTAACATCCACACCAACAAATACTCCAACATTCCCAATACCTACAAATACTCAGACTGTAACTCAAACTTTAACTAGAACATTAACAAATACGCCAACTAATACATTAACTCAAACAATAACACCAACTTTAACATTAACTTTAACAAGCACACCAACTCCAACTACAACGCAAACAGATACTCCAACACCAACGGTGACGAGCACTCCAACAACTACGTTAACTCAGACGGTAACTCAAACTGTAACAACGACTCCAACACAAACACCTACAAATACGACTACAGTGACTCAAACTGTTACCAGTACTCCTACAACAACTTTAACTAATACTCAAACTCAAACGGTTACAAGTACACCAACTACAACTGTTACGGCAACACCAACACAAACTGTAACGAATACTCAAACGGTAACATCCACACCAACTCTTACTCCAACAAACACATTAACTAACCCTCAAACTCAAACACCGACCCCAACAGTAACGGCAACTCCAACTAATACGCCAACATATCCACAACCAACACCTACTCAAACATTAACTCAAACTTTAACTGCAACAAACACTCAAACACCTACAATAAGCTTAACTCAAACATTAACTCAAACATTAACTCAAACATTAACTAGTACGCCAACACCAACAACAACTTTAACTAATACACCAACTACAACTGTTACGGCAACACCAACACAAACTGTAACGAATACTCCAACGACCACTCAAACTAATACACAAACTGCAAGTCAAACACCAACAGTGAGTGTTACGGCGACTTTAACTGTTACTCCAACAAATACACCGACAAACCCTCAAACAGTAACACCAACAAAAACTGTGACTGCAACACCAACTAATACACCAACATATCCAATACCGACAAATAGTCCTACTTCAACACCAACTTTGACAGCGACTAATCCACAAACATCAACGCCTACACCAACCTCAACACAGACATTAACGCCTTCAAAAACTCCTACAAATACACCATCACCAACATTAACTAATACCCCAACACCTACTGATACCGTTACTCCTACACCAACAACTACGTTAACGAATACACCAACTGCGACAATCACAAGTACTCCAACAACAACTTTAACTAATACTCCTACAACAACTATTACTGCAACTCAAACATTGACTAATCCTCAGTTAACACCAACAAATACAACAACTAACTATCAAACCGTAACTCCAACTAAAACGTTAACCCCAACACCAACAAATACACCTACATACCCACAACCAACAACAACTCAAACTGTTACTCAAACTGTTACTCAAACATTAACTCAAACTTTGACAAATACCTTAACTCCATCAGCGACAGTTACAAGTACACCAACAACAACTCTGACTAACACTCCTACCACAACATTGACTAACACTCCTACAACAACTTTAACTAATACTCCAACACCAACATTAACTAATACTGTTACAAAAACAACAACACAAACTAATACACCTACTCGTACACAAACTAACCCTAATACGGCAACACCAACACCGACATTAACAAATACACCAACTAATACACCGACATTCCCACAACCAACACCAACATTAACAAGAACAAATACTCCAACTAATACTAATTTTAATACTGCAACACCAACGCCAACATTAACTAATACTCCGACTAAAACTGTAACCGCAACAGTTACATTAACAAGAACTGTTACTCAAACACCAACAAATACAACAACTTTAACTTCTACACCAACGCCAACAGTAACAAATACTCCAACAAAAACTGTCACCGCAACACCAACTAAGACTGTTACTAATACACCAACAACCACACAAACAAATACTCCAACAAAAACATCAACAAATACACCAACACCAACACCAAGTCAAACCGTTACTAGTACACCTTCACACACACCAACAAAAACTTTAACATCAACACCAACTAATACAAGAACGTTAACACCAACTCAAACATTAACATCAACTTTAACTCAAACTCCAACTAATACTCAAACTCAGACATTAACATCTACTTTAACTTTAACACCAACTAATACACAAACATTAACAAGAACATTAACTAGTACACCAACACCAACAACAACTTTAACTAATACATTAACAAGAACTCCAACTAATACTCCAACACCAACTAAGTCAGGTATTATACCAACACAAACTCCTACAAGAACTGTAACTCCAACTAATACTCCTACAAGAACTGCGACTTTAACACCAACAGTTACACAATTTTTGAATTGTGTTCATGGAATTGAGATAGAAGAAATACCGGACCCAACAAAAGTACAAGTATGTTACTCAATTCTTTATTTCTGTTTAAATTCTCACGCATATATAACAACTGGAGGTACATATACTGCGACATCATTCTGTCAAATGTTAACAATAGGAAGTGTTAATAGTGTAACAGGTGTTTCTATAGGTGATTCAGTGATTGATGGGTGGAGTCTTGATGGTATTAATTTAATTACAACTAATAATACATTAACTTTTACTGCAACTAGTACTTCTACTCATTATTATCTACATTTAAACAATCAGAAATCATGTGTAATGTCTTTACAATTTTGTTACTTTACTAGTTTTGATGTATATAATATGTGTACAAGCTGTTTTGACCCTGTTACGTTATATACATATGTTAATGACTATAATAATGCTGGCATTACTGGAGTTAGGTGGTATACAGACATTAATCTAACTACATTAGCAACACCGGGGTATTATGTGTTAAATATGCCACCATACACGAATCAACCTATATTCCAAATGAATTCAGGTATAATTAATCCTACTAATCATTTTATACAGGTTGCTAATTGTGATAGTGTTGCAGATATGTATTGTTCACCAATACCAACAAATACACCAACACCAACAAATACACCGACACGTATTTAATAAATAAAAAAAAATAAAATAATAAAAAATGCCGTATACAAATTCAGTTACAATTAATCTACACAATTATGACTATTCAAGCCCAAGACCTTCATTTGCGGTAACGGGAAATACGTATGATTCAAGATTAAGATTTGCAAATAAGACATCCCAATTTCATGTTCAAGAAAGTACATATGGGTATGTTGTTTTTAGAGTTTCGTATACAGGACCAATTAGTTATTTATCAGTTTGCTTTAGACCTGAAAACGGACAGAGTGTTTCTGTTAGTACTGATTTGAATGGTTTATATTTAATGTCCTCAATGTTACTTCCAGTAGAGTGGAAAATTCTTGATGGGACAAATACTACACCAAATCCATCAACATTTTATGTTGTTGTCAATGTGCCTCAAGCACTTACTGATATTTTAGATGTGTCTATTGCTGCTGGTGTATTCGGAACCCCACCAACAGATTCTAGTGTTACTATTGATTATAGCTGTGTTACACAAATAAATACGTATGTAACAGGGTTGCATGTGTATTCACCATATGATGCTCAAGGTAGTATTTCTAAATTAAGAACCATATTATATTCTATGACACCAATTCAAAACTGGACATATGATACAATGGTTTGGAATAGTCCTAATTTACAAAATCCTGCTTTACCGTGGTATTATGGATATGGTGATTATGTTTATAAAATTGGAGGTCCTTTTGATAGAGCATTTGGAAATCAAGTTAGATATAGAATTAAAAAGAAAAATTTCCAAAGACCAAAAAAAACAAGAGAAATTGTTGGACCTCAGTGGTGGATAGTTGACCCAACAACAGAACCATACCATCCTAATTGTGTTGCTCCAATAATGACGGATTTGGGGTTAGTTAAACAAATTTATCTTGCTAGTACATTACCAAAACCTCCTTATTATAGATATTATATGGGTTATGACCCAACCGACAGTGTTGCGTCTAATAATAGTGTTTTTGATGTTTGGAGTTGGACAACCAGTCAAAATTATCCTATTATTGGTTCCAAACATGCATTACTTAAGTTGTTAAGTGGTATTATGGAAGGTTACAGATATTCTGGAGGGTATTTTAATGATTTCCAATTTAATTATAATCCATTTGATAATGATTTGGGGTATGCGGGATTTGCTCTTATTTCTGCCGGTACGGCTACTTTTGCATTAGCGGAACTTTGCAAATCATTAGTGAATTGTGACCCAAATTGTCCGTCTAATCAAATTCCAACATCAACAGTACCAGGACACGGTGGTGTAGGATGTCCAACTGACCCATCAGGGCCTGGTAGTAGTGGTAATAATACTAGTGGTGGATATGGAGGTGATTCAAATATTCCGGCTCTTTGTAAGATTTGTAATGCATTAGAACTTTTAGGATTGGGTTTATTGGCTCTTGGAGGTTTATTTTTATTAATTGATTTAATCATAAGTTGGTTTACACACTATACACATTATTATGTAGAAACTTGTACAAACATCCTACATTTCTTTTGTGATACTCCATATGTAAGTGGTGATACTAGAACAACATTATATAGGAATATTAATATTTCTCATGTTTTACCTGGATGGCACAATGATGGATGTTATAAATACTATCAATCTGGCGGTTTTGTAGTGAGTAAAAATGTTAATGAAATACCTAGAGGATTTGAATACGAAACTGCGGCCGGTGTTGTATGGGCGGCTCAACGGGCAACACAACCCGATGTTCCAACATTAGTTACCGATTTTAAAAAACTTGTTATATTATGTTATACGTCAGGTAAACCATTACCTTATTGTGGACGTGGGTTACCTATTTATTATAATAGCGGTTCTACTACGACTATATCACCTAAAGATTTGGATTGTTGTGATTTAGAGTTATGTAATCCAGTTGTTATTACATTACCTTCAGCAACAACATGGAGTTGTATAAGTCAAGCAGATGCTGAGGCACAGGCTCAGTTACTATTTAATTATCAAGTACAATATGCGATAAGTCACCATACAACAATACCTTTGGCCGATAGTGCTTATGGTGAAATAGATGTCATATTTAGTCATGAATTAAAAATTGAAGATATACCAACTTACGATAGTTTAACGTTTGATGCTAGAATTAGTCAAACACCTAGAATTGGTATGAAACTATATTATGATTCTTATGGTTGTACATTAACATTGGATGGTTATTATGCAACAACCGGAAATACGATATCATCACCTTATAGAACATTTTATCATACAAAAAATGGAGTTGTGGATGCTATCGAATTAATGTTATTACCAACTAGCACTACAACTGTTTCAGGTAAACCAATTATTACTTTAAATAGAGATTATACAAGTAATTGGTATTTAACTGAAACAGATTCAGCAACACTAAATACTTGGTCAAATCAGTTAGCGGGTATTAGGCATTTTAATCCTAATGTTTTGTATACACCATATACGTTATCATTACTTAATGGTGCATCTCATACTTATACACTAAAAAAAGGTTTTATAAAGACACCTAGTAGCCATAATAATTTTCAACTATATACCGATTTTGTAAATACAACATATTCTGAAGCACCATATGGATGGTACAGACCATTAATTACTTGGTTGGATGAGGCACAGTTTTTATATCAACAAAATGGTAGGGTTTTGTATCTAAATATTGAGGAAGATTGTGGATATATTGTTGGTAGTACATCGGCAAGAGGCGTTCATGTGACTTGTGTTGATAGTAACGGGGTTATTACGGGAATAGATACTAATATGTCAATTGGTATTAATATCTATGATGTTAACGGTGTTATTGTTAATACATCTCAAGTACTATTATATTTAAATCAAGGACAATCAACACAATTTTTTAATTTAAGTAATATAATTCGTCCAACGACAGATGTTGGCTCAATTGTAATTACTAATATTAATATTTTGATACCAACAAATACTAACTATACACCAGGAACTTCATCGTCTTGTACAGTAAAAATATGTAACCAAATATGGATGACACATAATTTAGATGTATCCCATTATACTAATGGTGATTTAATAAGTGAAGTATCAGATGCTACAGAATGGTCTAACTTATCAAGAGGTGCTTATTGTTATTACAATAATGATTCTTCCAATAATTCGACATATGGTAAATTATATAACTGGTATGCGGTAAATGACCCAAGAGGATTGGCACCTAGAGGATGGCATATTCCTCATCCTGATGAGTTTATGGCATTAAGTGCTTGTTTAGGTGGAGACGCAATTTCAGGAGGTCATTTAAAAGAAATTGGTACAAATCATTGGTCATTTCCTAATACAGGTGCAGATAATTTAAGTAATTTTACAGCATTACCTGGAGGTATGAGATTAGTGCCACAGTTACAACCTCAACCAACAAATTTTATTGGACTTAATATATACGCAAATTTTTGGACTAATAGGTTAAATGTTGCTAATTTAGCGTATTATAGGTATTGTTCTTGGAATGATGCTTCATTTGTTTCAAGTAGTCAAACAATTAAAACCGGATTTTCTGTTAGATGTGTTAAAGATTAATAAAAAAAAATATTAAAATAAAATGAGTAGATATATTAGAGTATCAATTTCACAAGGTTCATCATTAGGACCATACACTATTTACTATAATACCATAAACCCTGTAAATATAGCGTCCATTTATAATGGTGTTGGACAACCGACACCATTGGCTAATAGTGTAACATTTGCCCAATTAACCAGTCCTACTTCTTTTATAGTGATAGTTCCGGATACGGCGACTCAAATAATTTTAGTTGATAATGTTAGTCCGTGTCCGCCAATAATACAAATAATACCTATACCGACATTAACTCCGACATTGACTCCGACATTGACTCCGACACCTACTCGTCTTGTTGGAACTAGACTTACATTACAATGGGTGGTTAGACCTCAAGTACCTAATAATTTACAAATAGCCACGGCGCCAATTATTAATAGTATATATCCGAATTCGTACACGTATGCGACATTAATTAGGAATGGTAATACAATAACTTCCCCAACATATCCTTTTCTTCCACCAACTTTAGTTACAAATAATAATGTTATTGTTAGTAGAACTGTTGATATTGCGACATTTATTACTCCAATTGATTCTAATTCTTTTGGTATATCAGGTGCTTGGACATACCCATCAGGAACGGTTAGTAATTTTACATTAAAAATTAATTTATATATTAATGGTATTCTTAAGACTACAACAACGATTAATCAAGGATGGACAACAGCACAATTAAATTCTACGGGTTTTGCTCAGTTATTAACTGGTAGTATATTTAGTGGTCCTGTAGTATTAAATAATTATGATACTATATTAATAGAATATACGGTGTAGTTATTTATTATCACCCATTGTACGACCAATAGAATATTGGTTTAAATCAAGACCTGTTAATTTATTTAATTCTTGAACGTATTTTTCATGAAGTGATTCGCCTTTATTATAATCATTCATAAATTCTGCAGGTACATTATAAAAAGTTAAGGATAGCTTTGGATTCTCACCACTTCCACGAAAACCTATTTCTATTTCAGGATATGATGATTTTTTAATGGCATTCTCAATTCTATTTTCTATATTGTCAATATAGTCGTGATTTTTATAATTAAACCAA